AACCGCTAATGTTCCGGCCAATGTGACCGCGCCCGTTGTGGCGGTGCTTGGTGTAAATCCCGTTGTTCCGGCGGTAAATGACGTGACTCCAGTACCACCCGTTGCGTTTAGTGTACCAGCAGAAAACGTTAAGTTTGTGCCAATCGTTACGTTACTAAATCCACCGCTGCCGTTACCGTACAGTATTGATGTGCCAGACGTGGCCGGCGCGTAGTCGGTGCCAGAGGCCGCGTTACTAAATCCGCCGCTACCGTTACCTTTTAAAATAGATGTACCAGACGTGGCCGGCGCGTAGTCGGTGCCAGAGGTTGCGGCGCTGATTGCCGTGCCATTTCCCTTTAGTACCCCGGTAATGGTTGTGCTTACCGTAATTGCCGGTGTGGTTGTTGCGGTGGCTACCGTGCCAGCAAACCCATTTGCTGTTGTGACAGACACACTTTGTACTGTGCCGGGAACTGCCGCGGTTGAGGCTATCAGCGTAACTACACCGGAACTATTTTTAAAGTACAGCTTACCGTCGTTGGTGTTAATTGCCAATTCACCAGCCGCTAAATTGGCGGCCAGTGGCACCGCCAAAGCAGTTGAGCTACTGTATAATCTGATCGGTGTAAATCCGGAGGCTGCCATATTTATTCCTTGTAGAATGACATATTCTTAATTAATCGTTCGTTGGTCGGGTCAAGCTCTATTGCCAGTTCCCCGTACTTAATTGAGTCTTCTTTAAAACCAAGACGGTGGGCTGCAATTGCAGCAAAGTCATATATTAATGGACCCCACGCCTCTGGGTTAGACGCGTGCTGCGCTGCATTTGTGGTAATCTCTATGCCGTTCTTTGCCGCTGCGTAAGACTCCGCCCAAATTTGTTTTTGGTAGCAGGCCTGCGCTAAGTGGTACCAGTTCTCTCTTAGCCGTGGCTCCTCCGCGCACGCGAGCCTGAACCAGTATAAATAATCTTGGTCTAGTTTGTAGTACGCGTCGCCAATCATGCGCATCACGTGACTTCTTTCTAGTGACCACGTTGCGGTTGGTAGGGCGAGGTAACGTTTTAATTCGTCAATTGCCTTTTGCCATTCCGCTCGGTAGGTGTGCTCGCGGCCTAAATAATACGAACTGCGGTGGCAGCTTGGGTCTTCTTTGATTGCCATCTCAAGCAGGTCTATGTATGACCCACGAGATTTTGTGTTGTCCGGCAGGTGCTTCATTAAGACGTGTGGTGTGTGGCCACAGTCATCTTTACTACGAATATCTGGCGTTATGTACTCGTGGCACGGATACTTCCAATAGTATCCATTTCGGTTGTGTACCCTGGATGGGTAAAAGAACTGGTGCTTACCAAAATCAAACCCGATGTTTAGCCGGGTTATACCTTCACTCCATGCCTGCTCAATTGTATCGCGCCAGCCTGGTAGTAAGATTTCGTCTAAGTCCATTGAGACGCAGACGTCAATGTCGGCGGGCACTAAGGCCAACGCGGCGTTTCTTGCCACGTCAAATCGCCAGGGGATAACGCAGATCTGGTGCACCGTTGCGCCACATTCTTTGGCTACTTGGACGGTGTTATCTGTTGATCCTGTGTCCGATATGATGATGGCATCTGCCAACGCGGCGGACTCACAGAATCGTTTTACGTGTGCCTCTTCATTTTTTGCAATAGCATATACGGCTATTTTCATAGTAATTCCAAATTATTTTATTACTTATACTAATGCAAAAAACTAAGGGTTTTGGCCCTTGTTTTTATGGTTGGGTTGGGAACACAACTGACCAGGGGAAGCCAGTCTGCGATGGTACATCTCGTAGTGCCTGGCAGTAGTCTTTCCACGCCTGCGAGGGGGTCATGTCACTTCTAAACCGCCAATCGGTTTTAGCTAGTTCAGCGTCACGGGTTAGGCGTACAAATCGTGCCTTGTTTGTGGTTTGTTCGTTTTGCTCTGCTTGAGTTAAAGTTTGAATTGACCAGCCTAAGGTCCAGACACCGTTAATCAAAGTAGGCGCAGCGTTTTGAATAATTTTTTGGGTTTGTTCATTAAATGTGGGTGGCTCTATCTGCGTCACACGCACCAACTCATTACCATCTAAATTATCATCCGTGCCGGCGTACATGGTAAACAGATCGGTTTGATCAAACTTAGTGTAAGGATTTTTTTTAGTTAAGGTGTCGTAGTCATAAGGAAATGTAACTACTACCCCATTTTTTATTTCTGCAAACATACTTTTTTTCCAATAGTAATTGTTGAGGTTTCTTTGTCTACTGTGACAACACCTTCACAGCACATACTAAAATCTTCGCCTGTCTTTGCGCCCCACGACGGGACATCAATGCGCACGTTTTTAACCACGTACTCCTTGTTGTCGTCAAACACTCGCCAGGCGTGGTCCATTGATCCTCGCCCGGGCTGGCCGCGAGTTTTGTTGTAGCGCACGTAAATCATATGATTTCTACTTCAGGCGCTTGCGCGTCTTCAACGCATACATTAAAGTGGATAAACTGAAAGGGTTCATCCGACTCGTGCCTAGTAAATCCGTGCGGTAGCCAAGAGTTAAACAACATTAAGTCGCCGGCCTTGACGCTAAACATAATTTGATCAGACGCAAAGGTTACCTCGTCTGGGTTAGACTGCCGCATTGAAATTTGTTTTTTACCCGGCCTAGGGTCAAACATAACTGGTACGCTGCCATTCTCTGGCACACTAACAAAATAAAACCCCGTGATCTGCGCGCCGTTGCTGTGTATGTGTTCGACGTGCTGCCCGTGACGCAAAAACTCTTGACCCCACAGCTCGGCTACCCGGGTCTGTTTATTGTCCATGCTGTAGCCTTGCTCCGACAACATATCAAAGCTATTTGTTGCAATTGAAGTAAACAAGCCATCTAACCTTTCGTCAAACATTGACTCGCTTTGGCAGACATTCCACTGATTTGGTTTTACTTTTGCAATGTACTCAGACAGCACCCCCTTGGTGGCTTCCAAATGTTCTGGTTGAGAAAATTGCAAAACAGCCGACGGAAAAAGTAACTCAACCACTGATAAGCATCCTATTATTAGTTAATAAACCCATCTTGTCTTTATTTACACCAATTTTATTTATGGTTTCTGTAATAAACGGGACAAGATTAGACTTAAAGTCAGGGTGGCTTCTCATGGCGTTAAGCTGGTCTTCGGGGATAGTGCCAATGCTTAACAAGTAATTTTCTGTGCGTCTTTGAAACTCTAGCATCCACTCTTCTCTTTGCGCCGCCTGTGCCGCCTCTAAAATTGGAAGATCGGCGTATTTTCTTTGTGGCTCTAGCTCGTCCATAATAGACGTAATGGTTGCAAGCTCTTGCTCTGCGCCAAGGATGGCCATTTCTAGCAGGCCATTGCCACTTTGCCACTCAATCAAGTCTGCCTGTGCGTTGAGTTGTTTAACCGGGTCCGTAGATTCTAGTTCTTGCTCAATCTCTATAAGTTTGGCCTTGCGTCTTAGTAGTGTAGCTTTTGTACTGCTTAGTTTATTTTGTATATCTAATTTTTGCTCGTACATTACACACCAAGCAACATCCGCCGTGTGGCAGTTGTTTGCTATAAAGTAGCGCAGTTGGAAATCCGAATTGTTGCGGTGTGGTGATGAGTGCATATTATGTGTTCACACAGGTAGCCCAAGACACACCGGCGCCGGGGCCGCCAGTGTTACTACTGGCTGAGGCCACACCACTGGCGGTAGATGTGTCTGTGGAGTAAGTGTATTTGTTACGAATAGTTATATTTAGTTGGCAAGCACATCCATTTACTCCTAGTGCAAATATTCCACGTGTGCTGTTGCCAGCCGCAGAGCCATTATAGGAGGCTTGACTTGCTGCGCCCACACCACTGGCGGTAGATGCGCATGTTGCGTAAGTGTATTTGTTACGAACGGTGTTAAAAAAGGGGTTGGGATAGCCCCCACTGGTTTGTTTTCCTACTGTAAATATTCCGAGTGTGCTGTTGCCCGCTGCCGAACCTCCGCCAGAGGTAGCAAAACTTGCCACACCAACACCAGTAGCGGTAGATGTGTCTGTGGAGTAAGTGTATTTGTTACGAGTGGTGGTTGAAACAAAACAAGAGCACGCTATTGCAAATATGCCGCGGGTGCTGTTGCCCGCGGCACCTGGACTACCTGCGGATTTTACACAGGAACTGGTCGCGCTGGCGGATGTGCATGTAGCGTAAGTATATTTATTTCGAGTAGTACTACCTCCACCAGGAATATTACCTAAAGCAAATATTCCAAGTGTGCTGTTGCCCGTGGCAGCACCTAGTTGGTTATTTCCACTTGCCGCACCAACACCACTGGCGGTAGATGTGCATGTCGCGTAAGTGTATTTGTTA